CCGGCGCCGAATGGCACGGGACGGACGATGCGCCCGAGATCGTCGACGGCCTTCTGATTGTCGCGGTCGATGGCGGCCAGGTGCTCGGCTTCCTTGAAGGCGTCATGCAGCGGGGCGAGTTCCGCCTCACGCCGGCGGACTTCCGCGGTCTCTTCGGCGGTCATGTCGTACTCGACGGAGCCATTGATGACTTTGCGGTGATCGTCAAAGAACTTCTTCATCTCGCCGCGCTTCTGCTCCAGTTCGCGGCCCAGTTCAAGCAAGGTCGGCATCGCGGTTCCCTTTCGTCATGAGGCGGAGATGGCAACGCCGAGGGCTTCTGCCTCGCGTGCGAGCATGCGCAGGTAGATTTGCTCGACCGCGGCGTGCTTCTTCGCCGGTGGTTCGGTGTCGTTGAGGAGCGCCTGCATCGTGGCGATGTGCGTCCCCATCGCGGCGTGTGCCGTTTGCATCTGGGTGTGCATCTCCTGGAGCTTCTTCCGATTCACTGCGGAGAACACACGCCCGGACTTGATGCGGAGTTCGTTGATCGCGAACCCGCGTTGGATCACACCGTCCACCGCAGCAAGCGCGGATGCGAGGTGCTTCTCAAACGGCATCGCAGCAGGCGCGACGCCGTGGTTGAGACCCTTCGGCATGGTCATGGTCAGATCGCCGCCGTCGCCCTCGCCGGCGTCGTCAACGTCCGTGGCAGTGACGTAGGTAGTCACGCGCACGACGCTCTCTTCCGGCCCCCAGACGATGTCATTGCCCGCGGTCACCTGATAGGTGCGACGGAAAAGATCCTCCTCGTCGGCATAGACCACGGCATCATCGTAGACATCACGAATCCACAGGCCACGATTCCAGCTGGCGGGATCATCGTCATCGTCGGGAAAGTCCTCGTTGAGTTCGTCCTGGAGGAGCGTGCGGAGATCGTCATAGGACATGCCGGATGGGAGGGCTTTCACATGTCTGCGCGGTTCAAGACCGAGCAGCGCGGGTAAGGATTTCATCGCCACGGCGCCGTTGCGGGGCTCCGCCGGGCACGGTGTGAGCGATCCCTCGGCAATCGGCCAGTGGGTGATCTCGCGGACCGTCGCGCCGTCCTTCGTCTCCACCGCCTTGCGGGTGACGAGATGCGCCGGCGCACCCGACGACCAGCCGAGCTTTCCTTTCGCGGCCAGGTCAAGGATCGCTTTCTCGTATTCGTCACGCAGGTTCAGCTGTGCCTCAACCCAGATGCCGATCGCGTCCGTCTTGGCAGTGAAGCGGCCGATCTTCTTGACGCCCATCCGGTCGTCCAGGCCGTGCGCGTAATAGACCGAGCGCGAGTCGCCGTCCGCGAGATCGTAGTCGGTGTCTTTCGTGAAGAACTCGCCCGTCAGGTCTGGGCTGGCGGCATCGGAGTAGGTGACGAGATACCCACCGACGCGGTCATCGCCCAGGGCTTTCACGGCGCCACCGAACATCACGAGCGTGTCATTCATGCCGGAGTCCTTCTTGACGGGCTTCCACGCGTCGGGGAGCGCCCAGCCATTCGCCTTTGCTTTGCGGATCATGCACGCCCGGATCTTCCCGGTATCCCCGCCGGCCCGACCCAGCGCGTGGACCGCGTTATCGAAGTCGGCTTTATCCGCTATCGGGAAAGAACGGTTTTCGCCGCAGAAGATGGACGGCGGCGCGGCCTCGCGTTCCTTCGGCGTCGCGCTGCCCCACTTGCTCATCATTTGCCTCCGTGCCAGAGAAGGAGCGCGAGCACCACGAGGAACCAGGCCAGCGATTGCACGCGCCAACGCCCGTACTCAACGCCCGTGAAGCCGAGGAGGAAATCCAAGCCGAAGATGATGGCGGCGATCAGCAGGAGGACCAGTACGACGGTGAGTGTCATGGCTGACTCCTTGACGCCTTGGAAAGGGGTTTGCATGTGAACGCACTACACGTTACTCGGCAAACCCCTTTCCAAGCGCCGGTACGGGCGTCGTACTGGACCCATTCGTCGTGGGCGCCGGTGGCGCCGCAGGCGCACCTGGTTCCGTGTTCACTGGCACCGTGCTTGCCCGCACCGGCTGGGCAATCGAGCCGTCACTGAAGCTCGCTCCCCGCGCCAGCAGATAGATGCCCTCATCTTCGGGACGCGATTCCAGGTCAACCATCCGGAGCGCCGCTGCACGGTCGATGATGCCGCCGAAGAAGAGCTTGGTCGCCCGGTCGGCGACGGCCGTGGCATCCTCCTGGAGGGCTCGCACATTGCTGGTGTCGAACGCAACGTACTGATCCTGCGGACCGTTGAAGTCATCACGGAGCAACGCACGGGTCAAGGTGTCCGCGAACGATGCATACGTCGGCATAATGTTTCCGTCGTAGGTTGCTTCGCGGGCGGCCTGGTAGTTCGCGTACGTTGCGTGCTCGAGTCCCACGGACAGCCCGGCGACGATCGCCGCGACGCCCATCAGCCCGGAGATCCGCGCCTCACTGAAGTGGTGGATGTTCGTCAGATCGAGGTCCTTCGGGTTCCACGACGGCATCGCCACCTGCAGGCCGCCCGTCGCTACCATCGTCGAGCCCCGGCCATCACCCGTGAAGCGCGAGTTGAAGTAGGTCATGAGCGCCTGGGCTTCGTCGTTGCTGATCACCTTGTCGCCCGACGGCGAGATGATCGCGCCGGGTGATCCCATGTTGTGCAGCAAGGCCGCGCAGTAGGCTTCCGCCTCCTGATCGTTGAAGATGAGTCGGAGCGCGGAGCGCAGTGGCGACAGACCCATCCGGGGATTGCGTGGGTCTTGTGACCAGCGAAAGTGGATGACGTCGGCGGTTGGCAGCGGATACCATTTGCCCGTGCGCCAGAGTTGATAGCCGGTGAGGAAGTCCTGGCCGGCGCTGTCCCACGTCGGGCGGATCGAGAGCTGTGGTTCCCACCACAGTTCCGCCGGGATGCCGGCGCCGTTGCGGAACTTCAGCAGGTAGGCGTTCCCGTGGACGTTGTAGTCCGCGAGCAGCGCCTGCGAGACCGTCTCCCACGACATGTACGGGTTCGGCTCGTCGATCAGTGCCGTCACCGGGTGGTCATCGAGCACCTCATCGCCAGCATCGGTGCGCACGATCACCCGCGGCGGCGCTTCGGGGAACACGCGCTGGACGTACTGGACGCAGGCCATGATTGCCGACGACATCTCCAGGTCGCCGACGGACTGCTGATAGTTGACCCGTGAACCGGGGAACGTGACAGGCAGCGAACCGCCCGTCATCTGCCCGCCGGTGGTGAACGACCCGTACCATCCCGTGTTCGCGAAGGGCACCGCCGGCGCAAGAGGCGCAGCCTTTGCTTCCGGCTCCGGAAAGTCGCCGAAAAGGAAGCGCTGGAGAATGCCCTTACGCTTTTCTGGCATCCTCAGCATCCTTTACGGCGGGAGGGCGAAGGTAATCTCATGCATGTCGCTGCCACTGAGTTCCGTCAGCGCCCACACCGCCGCGTCCAGGCGGTCGGGGCTCGTGCCGCTCTCCGGGGTCCAGGTCACAAGCTGGTCCTCGAGTGCCGCGAAGACGTTCGCACGCAAATCATCGCGGGTATCGATGTGCCAGACGCGCCGTTGCTCATAGAGTGCCGCGATCGGGGCGGCACGGATCGCCTTCCCGCGCGAGGCGTGGACCTTCGTATAGGCGATGTCACGCCGGCGTGTCCGCAGCGTGTCCTCGACCATGTCACCGCCGTTGTTGACCTCGGCAACGATCCGGTCGGCCGCAAACTCATCGAATGCAGCGATCGCCCGTCGTGCCCAGCCATCCGGAGACGCCTTGCACGACCGGTCCGCGATCACGTCATACGTGCCATCGGGCCGCTTCCCCGCCACGATGATGCCCGTCTCGGCCGAACCCTCATTCGCGCTCGTGGCGGGGTCGATGGCGACGACGACGCGGGTGTAGTCGTCACTTCTGCGCCGGCGCTGGAACGAGTCATACGTCCAAAGAGCGCCAACGACGTCCGTCAACAAGCGCCCGGCCAGCTCCTGTTCGCCGAGGCGCGTGCCCTCATAGCGGCGAATGATCGTGGCGAAGAAGGCGGCCGCGAGGTTGTCGCGGTTGTCATAACTCGTGCCGTGGGTGACCCGGACGGTCGGATCGGCCACCAGTGCGCGAATGAGCGCGGTGGGCTTCGGCGTTGTCGTGCCGCACCAGCGCGGGTCAGGACCGAGACGGAGGCCGAGCATCGCCTGCGTCCACGCTTCCGGATACCGCCAGGCGCCGAGTTCATCGCCCCAGAGTCGTTCGTGCTGCTTCCCGCGGAGCCGGTCGGGTTCGTCGGCGGTAAAGATGAGCGTTCTGGCCCCATTGGGCCATTCCAGTGACCGGGCCGATTTCCGGTAGAGCGGGCGCTCGCTGGACGGGCAGATCGCCAGAATGCCACTCTCGCCCTCGATCATGATGTCCCGCGCGTCGTCGGCGGTGGCGCCGATGATGTTGACGAGCCGGAAGTGCTGTGCGCTCTGCCGTGTCCACTCCGCGCCGGCGCGGGTCTTCCCGAAACCCCGGCCCGCCATGATCAGCCAGCCCTGCCAGTCGCCGGGCGGCGCCAGTTGTTCGGTACGGGCGTAGGCGGCCCAGTCGTACAGGAGGTCTTCAGCCTCCGCTTCCGTCAGCGCGGTCGCGATCATCGCCTCGCGCCTGGCGTCGGGCGGCAATCTCGTCAATGCGCGCAGCCAGTCGCGTCCGGGCGTCATCACTGTGGACATGCTCGCTACGCTCCGTCGCTTGACCGGTCAACAGGAGGACCTTATCGATCGCCGTGGCGATGACGATGATCGCCGCACGGGCGTCGGTCTCAGCGATCACCGCAGGCTGGCGGATATGCGCGAGGTATTCGCCGATCCCTGCGAGCAGTTGCGGCACATAGTCCGCGGCCGTTTGGGCGATCAGTTCCTGTCGTTTTTCGTCGCGTAAGGCTGCATATTCATCGCGGAATGCCGCGTATTTCTCGGCGGTATGCCACGAGACGCCCGCCGCTTTCGCCGCCCCGTCAATGGTCGCACCATTGGCGAAGGCGTTCTTGAGGATCTCGATCTCGTCCGCGGAAAGGACACGACGTGGCATCACTGCTCCCGGCATATGCAGGCAAATGCGGGCAAAAGAAAACCCGGCCGTCTGCCGGGGACAGTACGAGTGTTCAGTCAAATCATATTGAGCGCGTGGGCCATTGTCAACCCTCGTATCCCGCGTGGATGGAATCCCACTCGTCTTCGATGGCGCGGCGCACGTCGCTGTGGTAGGTGCGCACCGACGTCACCGCGATGCCGAACATGCGTGCGGCCTCGTCATCGGGCACGACGGAGTTCGGATGCGCAGAGGAATAGACGCACCACTGGAGGTGGCCGCGCGCATCCGGACGCTGGACCATGCCGACCTCGCACGCGATCAGCACCTGCCAATGCGTCTGATGGAGACGGTGA